CCCCCACAAGGCCAACATGACTGACGAACAGCGCATTGCCATTGCCAGAGCCGATGCAGCCAAGCGGATCATGGGCGACACGATGGTCAAGGATGCACTTGCCGCCATCGAGGACGGCATTGTAAGCGTCTGGAAGGACTTGCCGCACCAGGCTGTAGCAGAGCGCGAAAATCTCCACCGCCTACTGCAAACGAAGCGCCAGTTCGAACGGCTATTCGAGGCGCACATCCAGAACGGCGCGTTCGCAACTAACGATTTGCGCATCGAGGAAGATCGCAAGACACTGGCCCAACGTTTCAAGGACAAGATTTATGGCTAAGGCTAAAGCAGCACCCGAACTTACGCTGGAACAGTTCATTGCAGGCCACGAGAAGGTGGCACAAGCCGCTGATCTGACCGTGACCGCAATCACCTACCCCGGCGAGACTGCGCGCACCTACAGCGGCGTCTATGCAGGCTTTCCGCTGACCGACGGCCTACCATCTGCCACGTATAGCGACGGCAGCAAACACTAATTAACGGGCAATCCGTGCGCCCTTGAGCGCGGAACAGGAAAAAGACCAACCCAAGACCCGCCATCGAGCGGGTTTTTCTTTGGGAGTCACATTCTCCAAGGGGATTTGCAATGTCAGACCAGCACGAAGCACCAACCACCTTAGACCAATTTGCCGCGCAACTTGAGCAGGCCGACGACAACGCAGAACCGGAAACGGAAGCGCAAAACGAAGGCGAGCAAGAAGCGGGTGAGTCAGAGGTAGAGACCAACGACGAACCTGTCGAGAGTGAAGGCGAACAACCGGGCGAGCCGGAATCGCTGGACGACAAAGTAGTCAAGTGGTCCACCGCGTCGGGTGACGAGTTCGAAGTTCCTGTCGCAGAGCTGAAACAAGGCTACATGCGGCATCAGGACTACACGCAGAAGCAGCAGAACTTCGCTGTCGAGCGTGAGCAGGCTGTCAAGCAAGTCAATGAGCAGTTCCAGACTGTGCAGACGTTCGCCCAAGAGTACGGGCAGTTGCATTCGATTGAACAGCAGATCGCAGCGTATGAACAGGCCATCCCAACGATGGACAAGTACAGCGACCCGGTTAGCTACTTCGATGCAGTAACGACGCTCCAAACGCTGAAAGAGAACCGCAATGGTCTAGCTAACCATGTGCAGGGCCTCGTCCAGCAGACCAAAGCGCAGCAAGAGCAGAGTTTAGCGGCAGGCAGGCAGCGGGTTATTGACGCGGTTAAGTCGCTGCCCAACTTCTCCATGGAACTTGTTCAAAAGCTCAACGAAACGGCGCTCGCTCTTGGGTACACCAAAGAACACCTTGAGAAAACGACCGACTCGCTTCTTCCAGCCTTACTGCATGAAGTCATGCAGTTCCGCGCATTGCAGGCCAAGCGGCCCGAAGCGATGCAAAAGGTCAAAGGCGCACCAGTAAAGCAGACGAGACAGGCGGCGATTGCCCCTGATTCGACTATCCAAAAACAGATCAGACAGTTCGCCGGCAAGAAGGATATGAAGTCCTTCGCGGCGCTGTACGAGAACACCCTTACATAGGAAATATCATGCCTCAATTGTCAAACTCGCTCGCCACGTTCGGCGCTGTTGGCCTGCGCGAATCGCTCGCTGACGCTATCTACAACATCAACCCAGAAGAAACGCCGTTCCTGTCGTCTATCGGCAAAGAGAAAGCTTCTGCCCAGCTGGAAGAATGGCAGACCGACGTTCTCGCTGCTTCGGCGAACAACAAGGTCGAGCAGGGTAACGATGCCACGTTCTCGGCTATCACGCCAACCGTCCGCGTCGGCAACCGCATGCAGATTTCGGAAAAGACCTACGCTATCACCGGTTCGCATGAAGCCGCAAACAAGGCGGGTCGCAAGTCGGAGATCGCGTACCAAGACACCAAGAAGATGATCGAACTCAAGCGCGACCAAGAGTTTTCAGCCATGCAGAACACCACTGCTATCGCTGCTGCTGCTGGCGTGCCTGGTCAAGCTCGCGGTGTCCCTGGCTGGCTCGCTACCAACAACAGCTTGGGCGCTACCGGCGTGGCTCCGAACCCGATCACCAACACGGCGCCTACCGATGGCACCCTGCGCGTCTTCACCGAGCAGATGCTGAAAGACGTAGCCAAGCTGGCATGGGATCAGGGCGGCGACCCTTCCATGCTGTTCGTCCCATCGGCGCAGCGTGCCACCGTGTCGGCTTTCACTGGCGGCGCGACCAAGTTCGACAAGACCGAAGACAAGACCCTGACCGCTACCGTAGAAGTCTACGTTGGCGATTATGGCCGCTATTCGATCATCAACAGCCGTCACCAGCGCGCCCGCGATGTGTTCCTGCTCGATCCTGAAATGTTCTCGCTGATGACCTATCGCGCCATGAAGGGCGAGGACTTGGCGAAGACCGGCGACAGCAAGAAACGCATGATCAACGTCGAGTGGTCGCTCAAGTGCAAGAACGAAGCCGCTTCGGCAGCTGTGCGCGATCTGTCGTAATCAACCAGCAGTAACTAAGGAGCCACCGGGGTCAACTCGGTGGCTTTTTTTATGGGCAAACGCCTCATCAGCATTACCGGCAATTCAGCAACCTACCTGCACGACGAGCAGGACGGCAAGTGTGCCATCGAGACCGTTGCGGACGTTACGCAGGCAGTCGAACGCGCTAAGGCGCTGCACAACGCTGGCCGCACTCGTACAGGCATGGGCGACCGTCATGTGGCCTCGATCCCGATCACCGTGCTTGACGCATGGGCCAAGCGGATCGGCAAGACCTACAGCGATGTGATGCGCGACCAGGCGCTATTCACGCGCTTCCTGCAAGACCCCGATCACAGCTATTTCATCATCGACAAAGCGTCTGTCTGACGCGCATTCAAAGGACATACCATGCCATCTATCGCCGCTGGTGCGAGCGTCACGCTTACGCTAACCGACTCGGACAGCATCACCGCACAGACTGCGGGCGTTTTAACCGTGACTGCGGTATCTGGCCTTGGCATCGCTGCTGGGAAGATTGCCGAAATTACGGGGCATCGTGTGCTTGGCCCGTATCAGGCAGGCAGTATCACGCTGGCGGTATCGGGCAGGGATTGCTATTACGAGGTGGCTGACGGTGGGAGTTATTGGAACGAACTAGGGTCTGTAAATATCCACCGCCTTCGCGACCGGCTGTTTGTTGGAGAAGGCACTAAAAGTTCGGGTAACAAATTCCCATCATCCGCCGAGACATGGCTTACAACGATTCTTGATAACTACTTTGAGCGTGGTGCGCAGACGCTTTCGGTTTCCACCTTCGGACAGTCTGGAATTGTTGGAGCCTCTCGGACCTCGGAACAAGACGCACACAACTACGGGACGGCGGCAATCGGCGTGGTCGGCGTAGTCGTCAATGACCGTACAAGCGGCGCCGGGATTGGCTGGGGCGGCTACTTCGAGGCCAATCGCCAATCAAGTGTGCCGTCTGGTCAAGGCACTGTATTCGGCACAGAAGTTGCTGTCAAGAACCGAAATAACGATGTGACAAACGGGCCGTACAACAAGCTGCCCGGTGGCTCGACCATTGGCGACTGGTTCGCTGGCGGTGGCGATGCGTCATATAACGGTGCGCCTGCCAACCCGTCTACGTGCGCAATCCTGATCGGCAAGAACGCGACGACCTGGAACAAGGGCATCGTCATTGAGGCTCTTGGCATTACCGGCACCGACGGCGTCACCGGCACAGGAACCGCTATCAGCATGGCAAAAGGCCATGTCATCGAGTGGCAAGTTACGGGTGGCTTTACCGGCGCAGCTATTCGAAGCGACGTAACCTCAAGCGCGCAACGTACAGGCTTCATCTTCAACAATGACCAGGTATGGATGACGGCTGGTGGGTCGATTGTCGCTACTGCTGAAAAAGGCACAGGGACCGATAGTTATCTTAGGCTGGTCAGTGCGTTGGCTGGTAGCCCTGCACAGGTCAAAGTGCAGAGCACAGATGTAAATTCTGATCTGCTGTTGACGCCGCAAGGTACTGGCACAGTGCGATTTGGGTTCTTCACGACGAACGTGGACGCCCCCGTAACTGGCTATGTCGGCATTAAAGACGCGGCTGGCACATTCCGCAAGCTTGCAACCATCGCATAAGGCGCAGCCATGTCTGACGTTAAAGAAGTGCGCTATGCGCTCCCGATGGACCTGTTAGACGCCATGGCGGGCTATCTCGGGCAGCGGCCATACGCGGAAGTGCGCCAGATCATGGCGCGCATCGAGCGGGAAACGATGAAGATCGAAATGCCGATTCCGCAAGCCGACGAAGCAGATGCGCAGCCATGACCTACGACCTAATTGCCCAATGTATCCGCAGCGGCCAGGTGAGTGCAGCGCAGATCGCAGAGTATATGCGCGACCAAGTGTTCGCCCGCTGGTACGCCACTAAATTCGGCGGGCGGCCATGAGCATCGCCACCTATGACCAGCTTGTAGCGAGCGTTACAAGCTTCCTTCACCGTGACCTGGCAAGCATCACGCCCACGTTTATCTCTCTAGCCGAAGCAAAGTTCAATCGCGATCTGCGCGTGGAAAAGATGATTTCTACGTTGAGCACGACGATCAGCGCGCCATCAATCGCGCTGCCGGCCGACTTCCTTGAGCTTGTGAGCCTCAAGGTTAGCGATGATCCGTATGAGTTTCGCGTGCGTACGCAGTTCTTTATCCTCGAGGGGAACTACTACACGCGCGTCGGTAACACGCTGCGCCTTGCAAGCGATATCACGGCGAGTACGACCGTGACAATGGATTACTACGCATCGATTCCTGCGCTGCAAACGAGCGCTACGAATTGGCTGCTCACTCAGTCGCCCGACCTGTATCTGTATTCCGCGCTGCTCGAAGCTGTGCCGTACATGCAGTTAGCGCTCGATGATCCGCGCCCTGCTATCTGGTCTAGTGGCCGCGCTTCGGTGCTGTCAGCAATGAGCATGGCCGACGACGATAGCCGGTTCTCTGGCGCTCAACTCACTATCACAATCCCGAGGTAAGCAATGGCACTAGAAACTGGAACCTTCATCAGCGATCTGGTGGTGACGAACCCGCCCGGCTCTGATCCTAAGAGCGGCATGGATGACCATCTGCGCCTGATTAAATCGTGCCTGCGGAACACCTTCCCAAACATCAATGGTGCTGTCACCGCTACTGATGAAGCACTCAACTCGGTGCTTGATCGCGGCTTGATCGCTGGGCAGACTTGGACCGGGACGCATACCTTCCCCGCCACCACGTTCGGCGTGACTGCTGCTGTTGGCGCCAGTGGCCTGAAATACGCCACGCTCGACTGGGTGAACTTCACCATTCTAGGGCTAACGCTGCCAGGTCAGGCCGGGAACGCAGGCAAGTTCATTCGCACAAATGGCAGTGCCGCATCGTGGTCGGAATTCGGTGTCAAGGGAAGCGACATTGCCAGCGCGGCTACACTCGACATAACATCGCCAGATGGCGATCTCCGGCATGTCACCGGAACGACCGGCATTACCGCTATCACCTTACCTGTTGGTGCAGAGCGCACGCTGATCTTTGACGGCACCCTGACGCTGACGCATAGCGCTGCGTTGCTGCTGCCTGGCGCCGCGAACATCACGACCGCTGCAAATGACCGCTTGACGGTGCGCGGTGACACTGGTGGTGCAATCGTTACCCACTATACGAAAGCAAGCGGCAGGGCGGTAAGTTCTTCTTTGGTTCTGCTTGCAACCATTGTCCCTACGGTAGCCGCTACTATCGACTTCTTGAGCGTATTCACCTCCGAGTATGACGGCTACCTGATTCGAGGGGCGGTCGCCGTAGGCGCTGATGATAGCTTGGTTTATCGCTTCGCAAATGCAGGCGTAGTTGACGCAGGGTCGAATTACTATTCGATGGTAAACCTCGGAAGTCCTGATTCGACATTGGAAGCATCAGGATTGATTTCTGCTGCCATCGCCAGCGCTGGAAAAGGCGCAACATTTGTGATAAATGTTGAAAATGTGAATAGTGCGGCTGGCTTAAAGACGGCTTCTAGTACCGCTGTTTTCCAAAACTCGGCAGCAGGCGCTAACGGCTCAGTGATCACAACTGCCTACGTTGGCGGCGCAGCTTCGGGGATTCGATTCTTCCTCAACGCCGGCTCCAACTTCGCCGCACAAGGAGTAATCCGCGTGTACGGCTACCGCAACTCATAAGGCTCCCATGAAAATCTGTTACTGGAATCCTCTGACTAAGCGTCAAGAGGAGCGCGAAGCCACGCCCGCAGAGGTGGCCGAGGTCGAGGCGCGTAAGAATGCGCCTGTTGCTGTCGTGGCACCTGTGCCAACCACAAGCCAACTGCGTGCAGCGCTCATTGCTGCGGGCATGAATGCCAGTTCTGTAGACGCACTGTTCGTCGCTGCTGGAAAGCTCAATGCCTAAGGTCTCGATCCCGAACTGCGGCGCGCTGGGTGTCGTCAAGGACCTGAGCCCGCACGAACTCCCCTTGGGCGCATGGACTGACGCGCTTGATGTGCGGTTCCTCGATGGCTACATGGCGCAGTTCTTGGGGCATGGCGAGGTGTACAACACGCCCGCATTTGCCCCGCTATTCGTCATGCCGATCAATGTGGCTGGCGCGCGCTATTGGCTCTATGCGACCGCCACCAAGCAGTTCGTCGTCAGCAATGCAGGCGGCGTGACCACGCACACGGATATCTCACACATCACCGCGCGCACCTGGGTAGCCAATCAGGGCTCGGGCTGCGTGTTCTTCGGTATCCCGGTGCTGAACAATGGCGATGCTTTACGCGCGCCAATGTATTGGGATCAGGTCTTAGCCAACAAGTTTATCGACCTTCCCGCATGGCCGGCTGCGACCTATTGCAAGGTGCTTCGGCAGTACAAGAACTTCCTCGTAGCCCTGAACATCACCGAAGGCACGACGAACAAGCCGCACCGCATCAAGTGGTCATCTGCTGCCGAACCGGGCGCGCTGCCCTCTACTTGGGACAAGGCTGACGCAACGAAGGACGCGGGCGAGTTCGATGTAGGTGAAGGGCAAGATCCGATCATTGACGGGCTCGGGCTCAAGAATCAGTTCATCATCTACAAGGAGGCGGGCACTTACGCTATCGACTTCGTAGGCGGCGCATTCGTATTCAGCAACCGCAAAGTGTTCGGCATGTCGGGCATCCTGAACCGTAACTGTGCCGTGGAGTTCGACAGCTTTCATTTCGTCGTGACCGGCCAGGATATCGTGATTCACGATGGCTATACCGCTACGCCAGTCGGTGACAAGCGCGTGCGCCGCAGCTTCTTCCAGAACATCGACGTGAACAACGCAAGCAAGGTGTTCTGCTTTAAAAACCCGTTCCTGAACGAGATATTCGTCTGCTATCCAAGCATCGGCGCGACTCACTGTGACCGCGCGCTAGTATACAACTTCGTGGACAAGACGTTTAGCCATCGGTCCATGCCGAACGTGACCCATGCAGCCTATGGCCCTGTAGATAACACGCTGGGCGGCTCGTACCAGCAGGATAACGACCCTGTTGATACAGACCTGTCCTCGTATGACGGTCCAGACTTCACGCCCGATACCGCACGCGTGATGATGGGTAGCGCCGATACCAAGCTGTTCCTGTTAGACGCAGCTGCTTCATTTAACGGCGCTCTGCCCGCCGCATTTGCGGAACACCGCGGCATGTCGTTTGATATGCCCGAGCGTTACAAGACCGTAACCGGTATACGTCTCCGCATTACCGGGAACATCGGCTCGACCGTGCTTATCAAGGTGGGCAGCCAGGAAACGCCGTACTCCGAGCCGGTCTACACGACGATGACTTACATCATTGGCACAACGCTGCAATGCGATTGCTTCGTTTCAGGTAGATACATCGCCATCTGGATCGGCACCGGAACTGCCTACCAATGGCGGCTCGACTCGATAGACATTTTCCTGGAAGACGGAGGGGCTTACTAATGATGGGATCAACAAGAGGCGCGCGACAGTTCAATCCGGGCGACCCGCCATCCGATCCGGCCGAGCTTGGGCGCTGGCTGCGTGAGCTTGTCGTGCAGCTGCAAGCCACGCTGACCACGCTAGACGAAAAGACGTACACCCTGCGCGCTGTCGCCCCGACGAAGGTGTGGGACGGGCTGACGGTCTACGCCAATGGCGCCACGTTTAATCCCGGCTTGGGCAAAGGGCTGTACATGCATAACGGGAGCGTCTACACGCTGATTAAGGCCATACCGTGACCGATGAACTGACCACACACGAACCCGCCGCGAGCGGGTTTTTTAACGCCGAAAGCATTTGCATGGACTTGGCTAAGTATGCCGCCAGCCTGCCGGATGGCGCGCCTAATGGAGTGCATGGTCCGACGCCGCTGACACGCATGCAGTTGCGCGCGCAAATCCTCGCGATGGAGGCGGCAGCAGTGCAGTCGGCTGCTAGTGGCGAGTTGGAGACATGCGACCTCGACGCCACTATGCCATTGCGCCATATCTTCGCGCCGGGTGCATACGCCCGCGAAATGAGCATTCCAGCCGGTCATTGGGCCTTCGGGAAGATTCACAAGCACGCCCACCTCAGCTTCATCACCAAGGGCCGCATTGCTGTCCTGACCGAAGACGGCCCGACCGTCATCACCGCGCCTTACACCTTCGTCAACACACCCGGCACTAAGCGGTTTGTCTTCGCGCTGGAAGACACCGTTTGGACAACTGTGCATGTGACCGACGAAACCGACCTACAGAAAATCGAGAGCCTCGTCATCGCCAAGAGCTATGACGAGCTTCCCACCATTGAAGCAGCAGGACAACAGGAGAAATTAACATGACTTGGGGAGCACTTGGCGGGGCAGCACTCGGGGCTGGCGTAGGCCTTTTTTCATCACGTAAATCCGATAAGAACGCAACAGCACAGCAAAAAGCAGCCATCGAAGCGGCAAAGATGGACCCGCGCTTTGAGCGCATGCTGTGGGGTGACGGCACGCCCGAGAACCAAGGCCTGCTCGCTCGGTACATGGCGAGCGGCAACGCGCCCCAACTGGAAGGCTTGAAGCAGTTCGGCACCGATCAGAGCAACTACATCGGCCAAAACGGCATGACCGACATGAACACCATGCGCGGCGCGGCCAATGGTCTGATGGGCAGCAACATTGCAGCCCCGCAGATGCAGTCAGCGCAGATGCAGACCGCACTGAACGGACCCGCCGCACAGGCCAACCTTAATCAAGGCGAAGCGTCGATGGCATCCGGCCTGATGTCGCAAGGTGGTCAAGCGATGGGCGCGCAGGCGCAGGCATTCCAGAGCCAAGCCGCACAAGCTGCTGGACCCGCGCAAGTGAATCCTTTTGGTGCCGAGGTGCTGTGGAACTCTGGCGAGGCAGTCAACGCGCCGGCACAGAACAGCATGAACCTGACCGGCGCTTACGACAAGTTCATCAACAGCGCACCCGGGCAAAACCCGATGTTGAAACAGGGTATCGACGGCGCAATTGGTATGAATCGCCTTGGCTTCAATCAGATGCTGGACGACTCGACGCGCAACCTGCAAGAGAATGTCTTGCCCGGTATCGGCTCCAATGCGATCCTGGCCGGTCAATACGGCGGCTCGCGTCAAGGCATCGCTGAGGGTCGAGCAGTTGGCGACATGGCACGCGAGCAGTCCCGCGCTGCCTCGATGTTCGGCCAGAACGCGACCAATGCAGGGGTGGCGGCTCAAGCTCAAGCCTACGACAGCGATTCGAACCGGGCATTGTCGGCCACGCAAGGACTCGGGGCGCAGCAGTATGGGGTAGCGCAGCAGAACTCAGCGCAAGCGCAACAGGCCAACCTGGCGAATCAGAATGCGGGCAATGCGGCCTCGATGTTCAATGCGTCGCAGAACCAAAATGCCAGCTCGCAAAATTCCAACCTGGGCCAGCAAAATAGCCAGTTTAATGCTGGCTTGACGCAGCAAACCGGCCTAGCCAATCAAGGCGCGCTCAACAACAATTCGCAGTTCAACGCGGGGCAGAGCCAGGCAAACAGCCAGTTCAATGCAGGCTTGGGTCAGGCAAACAGCCAATTCAACGCCAACCAAGGCAACAATCTCAGCCAGTTCAACAGCGGGCAGCAGAACGGCATGAGCCAGTTCAATATCGGCCAGTCCAACAACATGAGCCAGTACAACACCGGCCTGACGCAGCAGAACAACCAGTTCAATACCTCGCAGACGAACTCGGGCAACCAGTACAACGCCGGTCTGATGCAGCAAGGCCTGTTGGCTAATCAGCAGTCGCAGCAGAACACGAATCAGTTGAACAGCGCTAACCAGTTGGGCGGCTTGGGGGCGAACAGTGGCTTGTTATCGACCGCCTTGCAGGGCGCACAGAATCAGGATAGCTATGGGCTGAATCGGAACGCGCAGATGCTAGGCATGGTCGGTAGCTTGTCGAATCGGCAGAACGCTCCTGTGGCGCAGCCGTTGTACCAGAACACCGCGGGCAACGTGTTGGGCGGCGCAATGGCGGGCCTGGGGCTGTACCAACAGTTCAGAGGTGGATCGCAGCCACCAGCGGCCGGCGCAGGCTCGCAAGCCGAGTACAACAATTTGTGGGGCAACGGTATGCCTTCACCACGCCCGGGCGGCTAAGGAGAAATTATGGGACTCATGGACTTTATGAATGGCCTCGACGGTGAAGGCTTGTTAGCTGGTGGCTTGAACATGATGGCTGCAAGTGGGCCATCGCGTCAGCCAAGTAACTTCGGCGCGTCGGCCCTCGCTGGCTTGCAGGGCTATCAAGGGACGATTGCCGAGCGCAAGAAGCGGCAGCAGATGGAGGAAGAAGCGCGCCAGATTGCACAGATGCGCGGCTTGCAAATGCGCGATTTGCAGGGCGGCTTACAGGATCGTGACGCAGCACGCCAGCAGGCTACAGAAATGGACGAACTACAGCGACGTTTCGCACAGGGGCAAGGCGGTGCGCCAAGTGGGCAAGCCGCACCGATGCCGCCAATGCAACTTGGGTCTACTCCTATGAACTCGTCTATGGGGCAGCCAGAGCCGCAGCAGCAGGCGGCACAGGCGCCACAAGGCCAATACGAGCATGCGATGGCTTACGCTCAGTTCTTGCAGAAGAATGGCAAGGTGCAGGATGCTATGCGAGTGGCTAAGGATGCGCAAGCGCTTAAGTCGAAAGTGAAGGATTGGCGCGAGGTGGAAGTAAACGGGCAAGTCATGGCCGCGCCGTATTTTGATGACGGAACAGCCGGTCAGCCTGTCCCAATGGACGTTGCGCGTAAGCTGATAGCGGTGGATAACGGGCAGAGTAACGATATGACCGACCCGTTCACCGGCAAAGTACGTTCGTCTATGAAGAAGCAGATGACCCCGGGCGAAGTTGCCCGCAACAACATGGACGGCGCGCAGCTCGGGCAGTCGCGTGAGCGCCTTACCTTCGAAAAGAGCCAAGCAACCTCGGGTGGCAAGGCTCCGGCTGGCTATCGCTGGTCGAAAGATTTGCTTTCACTCGAGCCAATCCCGGGCGGACCTGCATCAAAATCCGCAGTTGCGACCGAGGGCGAACGCAAGGCGGCTACTTTAGTGCAGCGCCTGCAAAGCTCCGAGCAGCAGATGCGCGATGCACTCGACCCGAAAAAGGGCGGCGATCCGAAAGCCGCAGGCCCAGGCTATGTTGCCAATAGCTTCCGAGGACTTGGCATGGATACAGCGGCCAACGTGTTGGCTACTAGCCCTCAGCGGCAACGTGTAGAAGCGGCACAGCTCGACATTCTCGACTCGTCCTTGACACTGGCAACTGGTGCCGCCTACACCCGCGAGCAACTCGAGGGCTACCGCAAGTCGTACTTCCCGCAGATCGGTGACGACTCTACGACGATCCGCGATAAGGAAAAGCGGCTAAAAACTATGATCGAAGCGGGGCGCACGCAGGCTGGCCGTGCTGCACCAAATGCGCCTGCTGGCAATACTTCGATTCAATTTTTAGGATTTGAATAATGCCTATCGCACGATTCCAGATGCCCGATGGTCGGGTAGCACGCTTTCAAGTTCCTGATGGGACGACGCCCGAAGAAGCGCAATCCTTGATGGCTGCGCAAATGGGCGGGCAAACAGCCGACCCAGCGCAATCCGCGCCCCCTCCCCGATCCATGATGGACAGTATCAAACAGGGCGCTGGCAATCTTTTGGCTGGCGGCATTCGTGGCGCTGGCTCGATTGGCGCAACGGTCGTCGCTCCGTATGACATGGCGAAAGATGCGATGGCCGGCAAAGGGCTTTCGCTCGAGTCGAACCGCGCACGCCGCACCGCTATGGATCAGGGCTTGGAATACATGGGCGCTCAACCTGATTCGATGATGTACCAGGGCGGCAAGTTGGCTGGCGAAATTGCGGGCACAGCCGGTGCAGGTGGCGTTTTGGCTAATGGCGCAGCTCGAGCAGGCATGGCTCCGGCAATGGTCAACGCCTTCGCAACCAGTGGCATGCGTGCAGGAGCGCCCGGGACGAACGCTATGGCTAATATGGCGATGCGAACCACTGGCGGCGCTTCTGCTGGTGCAACTGCTGCTGGCATGGTTAATCCTGAGGATGCAGGACTGGGCGCGATGATCGGCGGCGCGTTCCCCGGTGTGGCAATGGCAGCTGGTCGTGCGGGCCAAGCGGTTGGGCGCGTCATGTCTGGCGCTTCCCCTACGCCAGAAGTAGCGGCACAGATCGCAGCAGCGCGGCAGGCGGGCTACGTCATGCCGCCAAGCCAGGCCCGCCCATCGCTAGGCAATCGGGCGCTAGAAGGCTTTGCGGGCAAGCTCACGACTGCGCAGAACGCCAGCGCTGCCAATCAGCCAATCACCAATAAGCTTGCCGCCCGGGCGCTTAATGCTCCTGACCTGACGCCTGCCGCTCTCGATGCTGTTCGCACCCGGGCAAGTTCCGCGTACGAGCAGATTAAAGGTGTTGGGGCGTTTGCTGCTGACGACACGTTCCGCAATGCCTTGAAAACGGCTGGCGGCATGTCCGAACGCATGCGCCAGAACTTCCCGGGCTTGGCGAACAATGAAATTGACGACTTGGTGGCTAGTTTGTCCAGCCGCCCGGGCTTCGACTCTGAATCGACTATTGAAGCAATCAAGCAGTTCCGCTTTCAGGGCGCGGCCAATAAGGGGAGCATGGAGCCAGCCAAGAAGGCATTAGGCTCGGCTCAAATGAAGATCTCAGCAGCCCTTGAGGACATGATTGATCGGAATTTGCAGCAGGCAGGCCAGCCGGACATGCTCAAGAATTTCCGCGATGCACGCACGACGTTTGCCAAGCTGTATGACGTTGAAAAGGCATTGAACGCCACCAGTCGCAACGTCGATCCGACTAAGATTGCGAAAATGGCCGACAAGGGCCGACCGCTAACGGGCGAACTCAAGCAGATCGCGGACTTTACACGGACGTTCCCGAAGGCGTCACGCGCAGTTGAGGGGATGGGAAGTTTGCCAGGAATTAGCCCGCTGGACTTCGGCGCGCTTGGCACGGTCAGTGCTGCAACTGCAAACCCGATGCTGATGGCCGGTATTGTGGCGCGCCCTGCTGCGCGGGCAATGGCGCTATCGAAGATGGTTCAAAATCGACTGCTGCCGGGCCAGCCCGGGTATTTGGAGCAGTTATTGAGTAATCAGCAGGCGCAACAGTTGATGTATCGGACGGCGCCAGTAGTAGGAGACTAGCGGCGATACCACCCTTTAAGTACGCCCACGACGAAACACAGGCCTGCAAAAATGCCGAGTTTCAAGAGCATAAAGTCCACAAGATCCATGTCGCCTCCGGGTGAAATTGCATTATATACCTCAATCCAGCCCGTTCCATGCGGGCTTTTTAACGCCCAAAAGGAGCGCGCATGCCGAATATCGAGAAGGACGACCCCTCACTAGCGAGGGACATTGCCAGCGCTGGAACAGCAGAGGACCGCTTTGACTGCCTTGTCGGCCATGTTAGCAAGCTTGCCATCGAAGTGCATACGCTAAAAGGCAACCTTGCTGCGAATACTTCGCTGACAAAAGAGGTAGCAGACGGACTAATCGACATGCGCGACGGTCAAGCGCAGATCAAGGCCACGCAAGAGGCGGGACGCGCTGACACTGCCGAACTGCTGGAAATCTTCCGCACTACGAAGGCGGGCGTCAAGTTTATCGTGTGGTTCGGCAGCGCGATCAAATGGGGCGCCGGCCTGACTGCTGCGGTTGTCGGTGCATGGTACGCCTTTCGTAACGGGAGTGGGCAATGAGTCGCGCCCGTATCGTTGCGGCCGCACTGAGCCTGTCCATGTTGGCATTCGTCGGGATCGCGGAAAAGGAAGGCTTTGAGGGGCGCGCCATGGTCCCGACCAAGAACGACCGCCCAACTGTTGGGCTCGGCTCGACATTCTACGAAAACGGCACTCCGGTCAAGATGGGCGACACGATCAAGCCAGTTCGGGCAATCCAGTTGGCGGCGGCGCATATCAGCAAGGAAGAAGCGAAGTTCCGCGCTTCCATTCCCGGCGTAGCACTGCATCAAGCCGAGTACGACATTTACATGGGCTGGGTCTATCAGTTCGGCTCGGGTGCGTGGGCGACGTCATCCATGCGGCGCGAACTGCTGAAAGGCAGATACCGCCCCGCCTGCGACGCCCTGTTGCTCTACAAGCGCTCGGGCGGCTATGACTGCTCGATTCCAGGCAACAAGGTCTGTGCTGGCGTCTGGACCCGGCAACTTGAGCGGCATGCCGCATGTATGGCGGCGCAATGAACCCGTACGCAATCCTCGCTGTCGTCGTCCTATGGGGCGCAAGTGTCGGCGGCGCATTCTTCTACGGCTCGGGCGTCGGCAAGGATGGCGAGATAGCCAATCAAGCCGAGAACAAACAACTGATATTAGATACGCGCAAGCAAGCGCAATTAGGAGCCGCAGATGGAATCGCACAACTCAAGGTCATCCACAAGACCGTGCAGGGAAAAGTGGAAACAATCATTCGTGAGGACGTTCGCTATCGGGATTGCCTGCATGACGATCTCGGCGTGCTCCTCATCAACGAAGCACTTACTGGCAAACGAAGTCAGCCCGCTAGTAGTGGCAAGTTGCCCCGAACTGACCCCGTTGAGTGATTCCAGTTTCGGCGCTACCACTAGCAAGCTGGTGGAAATCGCCGGGATTTATCGAGAGTGCCGTACCGCAGCGCTTGCAGAGCGCAAGGAGACTGGTAAATGACAACGATCGTATGCAATCTCGACGGCATGGCCGCTGACAAGCGCGTGACAGGTGGTCCAATGTTCTGCACTACCAAGCTATTCCGCGTGCGCGGGTCGCTTCTCGGCATTGCTGGCAACGTAGAGCAGGCGATGCGCTTTGTCGAATGGCGGCGCACTTCTGGCGCTCAACCACAATTCACCGAGCAGCCAAATATCGAAGTTATCGAACTGACCTCAGACGGGAAACTGTACTGGTGGGGTGCGGAAATGGTCGGCATCCCAATCGAGGGCAAGTGTTATGCCATTGGCTCAGGGGCCGCATTAGCCCTTGGCGCAATGGAAATGGGCGCGACTCCAAAGCAGGCGATTCAGATCGCAGCCAAATGGGACGCCACAACCGGCAGCGAAGTGCAAACCATGAGCTTAGGTAAATAATGTCAATCATCAATACCCGCCTGCTCGAATGGGCAACACCGACACAAGCGCGTTACCTGGAAGCCGTCAACGAACACGGAAGCGGAAGGGCCGCGGCAAAGATATTGGGCGTAAGTAAAAGTGTTGTGAATGACGCTCTACTTACGCTAAAAAGCCGTGCAGCACTCGACGGCTACTCGCCTGAGCATGGTTTGCATCACGCGACCGCGCCAGGCCAGCGATTAAAAGGTACGAGCACGCTTTACAAGGACGGTGTGCCGGTCGTGCAATGGGTCAAGACCTGCCCCGACAACGACCGCGCAGAGCAGATCATGCGAGACTTCGCGCTTGACTTGGCGCAAGGCTTTAAGGGGCTGTCCCGCATTACAAAGCCCCCAAAATCGGTTGCAGACGATTTGATGTGCGTCTATCCTTGCGGTGACCCGCATTTCGGCATGCACGCCTGGTGGGAGGATGCCGGGGAGGACTTCGACCTGAAAATTGCCGAGGAACTGACCAATGGCGCGGTGGACCGCCTCATTGCTGCCGCACCTGACGCCGGAACCGCCTTGCTGCTAAACCTTGGCGACATGTTCCATGCCGACAATCAGCGCAACCAGTCGCAATCGGGCCACCAGCTTGACGTTGATGGCCGCTGGTCCAAAGTTCAGCAGGTCGGCCTACGTTCCACAATTCACTGCATCCGGCGCTTGCTCGAAAAGCACGACCAGGTAATCTTCCGCATCAATCGGGGCAACCATGACGGTCATTCGAGCTACGCGCTCGCCCTGATGATTTCCTGCTACTTCCATGGCGAGCCGCGCGTGACGGTCGATCTGTCGCCCGCCGTCGCTTGGTACTACCAGTTTGGCAAGAACTTGATTGGCTCGACGCATGGCGACACGATCAAGGGTCCAGCGATGGGCGCTGTGATGGCTGCTGATGTGCCGGAATTGTGGGGCGCCACTAAGTACCGGACTTGGCTGGTGGGCCATATCCATCACCAGGACGTAAAAGAATATCCTGGCTGCGTCGTTGAATACTTCCGCACGCTTGCCGCTCGCGATGCTTGGCACGCTGGGCAAGGTTATCGTGCCGGTCGTGACATGCGCTGCATCGTCCTGCACCGGGAATTCGGTGAGATTGAGCGCCACCGCTGCGATGTTGCCATGCTGAGGGCGGCATGACCATCCGTCCATGCCCCTGCGGCCGCATTCCCTCATTACTTCGCCGCAACGTCAACGGGATCAGTATTGCGCAGATTGAATGCACATGCGGCAAGCGAGGGGCGTATGTCATGTTCACCAAGGAGACCGACCGGGAGCGGACGGAACAGGCGGTGGTAGATGGGTGGAATTTGGCAGAATGAAGGCGAAGCCAATTAGTAAAATATTCAACGAATTCTAGAAATCTTACGCGCTCACCTACAGCCTGTAAGCCTACTTCGGCGCTCTGTGCTTTGCGGTAGAAAGCATTATGTTTTGGCTGTTTTGTGAATAGAATCATGCGCTTATGCGCGAATAAGGCATTATACAACACCCACATAAACCACTATCGACCGCCCTTACAAAACAATGACTTACAACGCGATTTTAAACGATTAGCGGGCCGCAATCACTTGATAGCCCTGCCCGCGCATGTCGTCATACTTTGCGGTCATGCTCGCATTCTTGTGGCCTAACATGGCTTGGGCAAACTCTGCGCCGTACTCAGCCCTGTAAAGCCGCTCGGACAGGCTGCGAATCTCATGGAACGTGGGCGGCGTCCTGCCTTCCTCGGCTACGATCCCGACCGCCTCTGCCCACTTGGTAAAGGCAGTCGATATGCCATTACTGTTGACTTTCTTCCCCGGCGTCCCTTTGCCCGAGTAAGCAGAGTGATGCACCATATAACGGCTAACGACCGAATCCCGGCACTCGGCAATCGCGTCGGCAATGGACATTCCTGCCGCTTGCAACCTGATTAGCCCGTCCTGCTGTAGCTTGACCGCGCCCCCGCTCTTGCCTTGTGCAATGTACAAGAAGCCGTCCTTGTAGTCGGAAAATAGCATGTTGGTGATATCGTCCCGGCGCTGCGCTGTCAGCAATGCCAGTATCATCGCGCTACGCAGCCATGACGGCGCTTTCGCTCGGATCAGGTGAAACTGCTCCAAGGTCAGCCGCTCGCGCTTCACGGTGCGATCTGGCGTGTATGTGGCGCTGACCGGATTCTTGCCTTGCTCAATCAAGCCTTGAGTCTCGGCCATTCGGAAAACGTCGCGCATACGTGTTCGGACGAGAATAGCGGTCGCTGCCCCGCTCTCCTGCTCTATCGCCTCAAGGAACAACGCGGCATGTGCCGTGCCAATGTCGCCCAAGCGCATCCAGGCGCACGGAGCCGCGGCGATCCGCTTGAGATAGCCAGACGCATTGCGCAGCGTGTTGTCGGCCGGCTCTGTCTTCTCGATCCACATGGTCTTATACAGCGGCACCCACTCAGCGAGCGTGTAATCCTTCTTGCCCATCGCCCAATCGGTCAGCGACGACGGTTTCAGGTTGGCAAGCGCTGCATTGGTCGCCCTTGCCTCGGCAAAAGCGTGCGCCTTGTCCCGGCCTAGGCCTTTCGCCTTCTTGCTGTGCGGGTGGACGTAATAGAAGTACCCTGCCGAATTGAGATACAAATTCGGCGGGAACCCTCGATTCTTTGCTAACCGTGCTCGACCCATTTCAATCCACCACGTATTCAGCGGTCGGCTTCACGCGCCATGCCCGCCCGATCTTCTTTGGCTGCGGCTGAATCCTTCCCTCATGGACCCAGCGCAGCAGCGTGTTTTGATGCGGCACCTTGGAGAACATCATCGCTGCCCACTCTGGCAGGGTAATGTAACGCGGCTTAATTGTCTCTTGCATACTCAATCCTCCTTCTTCTCATCAACCTGCCCCGGTCCGTCCTCAGTAGGACAGCAGCCACACTTGTCTATCGGCTTCTGACATAGCCCACATTGCTTGTTGTGGCGTGACCAGTCGATAGCTGCCCATCCTTCAGAGTACCCGGTGCCAGGTCGCTGGTTTGATCCTTTGCTCATCGCTTATTCCTTTCGTTGCGCTCGCGCACTTCGCAATAGATCGCATAATCCGGTGTCGGCTCGCGGTCGTCTGGATGGGTTTGAGAGCGCAGCCAGTGTTCCTCGGCGCCGTCAAATCCGCAGTGTTCGCAGCACGCGTCGTCGTCCCATACGTGGTGTAGGCGATCCATCACGCCCCCTCTTTCGCAGCCGAAGCGCGAGCAGCAGCCATGTCCTTGGCCTTGCCCAATGCCTCGATTACATCATCTGACAAGTAGCCTTCACCGTCGATTGCGATCATGTCGCCGTTTGGCTGGACTACATAGACTGCCCCGCAGCCGCGTTCGAGCGTAATATCGACGCTCCATTTCTCGGGCAATTCGGCGCACGCCTGCTGAATCGCTTCGTGCAGTGCGCCAAGGTTTCGCCCATCCAGCGCATCGCCTGCTTGCTGGCCCCTGGCTTCCCATCCAAGCTCAAACGCGCGAATCGGCGTCATCTTGCCACCTGTAAGCGCATCCGGCCCAAGGTGCTCCATTAGCGCAAATCCGAACGCATCGGCGCTCCCCACCCGCTTGGCATGGTCGGAAAGGGTGGTGCTCAACTGCTGGTCAAATGCCATATCTTTTGAGCTAAGTGTATGTTTTTGCTGGATTTCCCCTGCTGGTCGGGGGTGGTGCTGCTCCGCGCTGGCCTTCTTCGGAAGCAATGGCTCGATGGCGTATGCAATGCGCTCGCGTAGCTGCTGCGTGCCGTGGAACTGGATTGCAATGTCGCGCAGCGTGTTGACGACTTCACGGATAACGTGGTCCTTGACCGGCGTGCCGGCCTTCTCGGCAGGAGAGGTGGCGAACAGTGAGCCGTCCTGCTCGTGCATCAAGCGCTGGTATTGCGCAGTCGTGAGCCAGCGGCAAGAACTGTCAAACAGTGCGTATTCGCCCTTGTCATTGCACAGAATGGTGCCTACCGGCTTGTAGCCGCGCTCATTCAGGTTGGCGAGTTTGCGAGCGTTCAGGTTGGTGATCCATCCTTCGGTCGGCGCATCCACTGCCCCGGCAGTCTCAGCCGGTCGGTTGCCGTGGGCGAGGATTGCGGAAATTACGGAGTCGAAACCTGCCTGTTTTGCTTCGTGCGTTAGCCACGCGAGGGTGGCAGTATCGACAGGATCATCAGCCGGTCGGGTGTAGAGCGTGCGTACTTCGTAGTGCAAGTCGCTCACGAGAGGTGCGCGCACGTAGTCCTGATAGCTTGCTTCGGAGCACCTCTGCCAATCGCTCCAACTTGTGAGCCAATCGACGCGGGCTCGGTACTGATATTCGGCTACCGCCCCCTCGTCATCGTGCTGGGTGAGCGCGAGAGCCTGGGCGCACATGTCGTGAATATCGCCGCTATCGGTCATATCTTGAATCGTTTCCAGCGCTGCGCGTAGGGTTGTGTTGGTGGTCATGGTGCGTCCATAAATAAAGGTTCTTGGATCGGGGCGGCTTCGCGCACCCACGCGTTCAGCGATTGATGCGACTCGATGCGCTCTCGCATGATTGCAGCGCGTGCTTCTTTTGTCGGTGGCGTGTAGGTGCCGCGCCATGCCGAATCAATCCCGATGTTCTGCCCAATGTTTGTGCTGTCGGCGCTGGCGAATGGGAACCGGGAAAAGATCGCAGGGTCGAGCATGCGCAAGCCATGCAACTTCGCAAAAGGGCGACCCTGTGCATCGCAGATAACGTCCATTGCCTGCGCCATGCGTGTCCACCATGCTTGCGTGCCGATCTGCCCAAACTCGCCAGAGCTACCCAGGCAAATGCGCGGCCACTGCGATACAAGCCGATCCAGGCGCTCTAGCGATTCGTGTAGGTGCCACACAGGCGCACCGATGTGCGGGGCGGACAGGCGCCACGGCCATTCGTCCAGCAAGGCATCATTGGCCGCCTCGTCACCGTCGATCACATCAGGGATCACAGCAAAGTCGAACGTGGGATAACGGTAGAGTTCCGCAACCCAGCGGTAGAACGGCGTCCAGTCGGTAATAGGGTTGCCGCTACGCCAGGCTGAGAAAGCCCCGTTATCTACCGCGAACGACTGCGCGCAATCCAGCGCAACGGTCAACTGGTCGGAGTGCCGGAACGACACGAATGCATGCCCGCCACTCACAGCGCGTACTGCTGCCGTGGCTGGCGTGATCGGCAAGCCGTGATAATGAATCATGACTCCGCCTTTCCTGGCGCTCGCAGCGTGCAGCAATCGCCAGTAGCGCGGGACACCGACACCGAGGACACCGGGAACTTGGCATTCAGGCGAACGAAGATGAATTCGCACAGGTTTTCCATCGTCGGAGCGCCAAGCCCTTCGACTTCATCCAGAAAACGATGGTCAAGCTGCTCGCGCACTTCGTCCAAAGCCTTGCGCAAATAGAACAAATCCACAGTTTCGCTCTTGTTCTTTGGCAGGCGAATGAAACGCAGCATTCCGTCCGCGCCCTTATCGCCCCGCACGGTCACGCAAGCCGTATAGGTGTGACCGTGAATGCGGCGGCTTGGCGTGAACTCGACCAGGGGCACGGTGCGCGTCAGGGTATGGGCGGCGTCAAACATGAATGTTTGGCTCAATTCGTAGCTCATTCCCCCTCCCCAGTGATGCGCGCAATGATGGCGCTGAGCTTGTTTGCCAGCGGCGTGCCTGAATGCTCCTGCACGCATGCGAGCGTTTCTTCGACTGCAAGCTGCTCCAAATACGTCAGCGCTGGTGCGCTCGCCACAGGGGCGCGACGGGCAGCAAGCCAGAGATTAAACGCGACGACTGAGTTGGTTGGGATGGCCAACTTGTCGGCTTCGGCCTCAAACGCCACGCGCTCGGCTTCGATGTTCAGGTCGGCGCTCATGCTTCACCTGACGGTGTGGTGGGGATGGCTGCGAGCATGGCGGCGTCGATAGCTGCGCGAATCGAGGCATACGGCCCATTCATCAGCCATTCGTAGCCTTCTAGTTCGCCCTCGAAGCCGTAGCCGACGCGCTGCTTGTCGAGCCAGTCCAGACGCGCCGCATCCTTTGCCACATCTTCCGCTTGCGGCACACCTGGGAGCGATGCGCGAACCAGATCGGCAGCAGCTTTCTTGGCTGTGATGAAACCGAACAAGTATGCTTGGCGAGCCTCGCTGTTTGCGTAGTCGGGCTTTTCGCACCGAAGTTCCATAATCGCCGCGCTCAGGTCGGTCGGGGCAGCGGTGGCTTGCGCTGGGGTGGCGGGTTGCCCAGCCTCGCAGTCGCAACGCTCAAGCAGGGGCGCGTTGCCATCGGATGCATCGCCGCTATTGCCGATGCAGTAAGTACCGGAGTCACCGCAGACGGTGCAATCAGGTTGCGGCTTATTCATTGTGCTAATCCTTTCTGTGCGATCAATCCTTGGACATGCTCAAACGTTTCGCGCACGTAGTAATCAAGGTCTTCGCCAGCACCATTTGTGCCAAGGCTAATAATGCAGCGCGCTTGCTGGTATTCGCTCGGTGCGATGGCCAACGCTTTGTCGAGGTTGATTAGGACTGGCATGCCGCTGTTGTAAATCGTGAACTTGTGAATGTTAGACATTGCTATCTCCTTGTTGGTCAGGCTGGGAGCGAGCCAAAATCCAGCCGTCCAGCATCAGTTCGATTTCGGCGTCAACTAGCCATCGCATGCGATCACCAAGGGCGGCAATCATGGCGGCTCGCTCGGCATTCCTCTTGCGCTTATCCATCACTTGCCACCTTTCTGGTCAGGCTGGGAGCTAAGGGCGCGGATAGCGGCGGCCAGATCGCAGCGGATACGCCACTCGTCATCACTAAATACTTGCCGCTCGTTCTGGCAAACGTTCGCCGCTTCTTGTAGCGCCGCATCCCTCACCTCGGCTGCTGGTGTTCCCTGCGGGAGTGGGGAGGCTGCGCGCCAGCCTGCCGCAGCTTTAAGGGTGATGATTACACCCTCGGCTTTCCATAACTTCTGCCCATAACGCGGCATATTTTTGGTGGTCACGCATTCGCGCATTTCAGCCACTAGGTCGGACAAATCTTCAACTGTGTCTTCAAGCCATTCTTGTGATATTTTGCTTGGCTCTGTTTGTTCTACTGGGGCGGCAGATGGGGAGGCTGCTTGCTCGGTGCCATCTAAATACCCCATGCCGTACCAACGTGCGGCTTCCGGGTGATCTTCCTCAAGAATAATCGGCTCGGCAGGCGCATCAGCAACCGTGCGAGCGGCAAGCAGGCTGTCGATGTAGGCAACTACGGCATCCCATGCTTTTCCGGCTGCGTCGCCGCGCTCAGCTAGGGCATAGGTAACTGCCAATATCCGAAACTCCGCATCCTCTCCGATGCTCTTGACCGGCGCAGGCGCCCCGCCAGTGTTCAGCAGGTGCTCGATGCGCTTTGCCGTAGCGTGTGCGTCGGGGGCAGGCGCTGTACGGGTGGTGAGGGCAGCGCGCAGTTCCGTGATTTCCTCCTGCATGCAAATCACATCGGTGTCGCTGTAGATGCAAGAATCGAATGACGGAAAGCGCATGGATTCATTGCGGCGCTCCTGCCAAGTTTTGATGTTATCCATTTGTTTGTCCTTGCGTGACTGGTTGATCAGCAGATTTTTCTAGCTCGGCGAGTTTGTCCATCGCTTCCTGCGCAAGCTTGTCGAACTCGGCGCTGTTTGCGACTGGCATAGGGACAAAGCCGATGCCCATCTTGGTGAACAGATTAGCCACCTCAAGCGCCTTGCGAAGCTGGACAGGCGATGCGCGCTCTATCATTTCGTTTGTCCTTTCAGGGCGGCGAGGGCGTAGGCTTTCATCTGGTCGGCGGTGAAGATTGGGATGATGGAAGTTGCACTACGCTTGCTATGCACTGGCACAGATCCCTTGCGGTTGCCGCCATTCTTGAGGCGAAAGTGTGATTCGTGCGTCATCCACAAGCCAGCTTCCGGCAATTCCGGTAACTCACTCGGCAAGGCAGCGCTCTCCCCGCCCTTGTGCTGGGCAGGGGTGCGCGGCTCAAAGTCGCTTTCGTACCAAAGACCTGACCGGATCAGAACATTGCGCGCCTCGTCAACCGGGTCGTGCGCGGTCTCGGTGGCGATGTGCTCAAGCGCGATGACGAACTTTTTCCGGTACTCTGCCATCGCTGCACGGTCGGCTAGAAGCGCGGCAAGGTCAGATACGCACAGGAGGCATTCGCGTGGATCGCCAACATGCATGCTATGAATTTCCTCTTGGTGCAGCCCTTTCATTTGCGCACGCTGCGTCAAGTAAGCTTGCAGCTTCATCGCTGCGGTGTCGGTAGTAGTCATGCTCTCCTCTCGTTATTTGTAAATAGTGCTGATGCCCAGGTGTTCGGCTGTCGCTTCGCCTTCACCAGCATCCAGCGTGCTTTTGCCAAGAGTTTCGAGCGCTCCGACCTCACTGGATCGGCTTTGACTGCTGCCCTTTGTTTGGCATTCGTTACCTTCATGCTCTGCGGCTTATAGGCAAGGTCAGGCTTGCTGCCCAATGAAAAGATCGGCGTCGGATGGTTGCTACCCTTGATCCATCCTGACACCCTCACCCGCTTGTCAGGCTCCTTGCGCAAATAAGCAACGTAACGGCGCGTATTCCTGTCGTGCATGTACAGCGCTTCGGATATCTGCTGATACGTCTTTGGGCCGGTAGCCAGCAAAGCAAGAAAGCGCTCAATGTTGCGCAAGCTGTTCGGCCTGTCGAAAGTTTGGCGCGGTGGGCTTCTCATTGCTCGCCCCCGAAGGTAACGCCGTGCTGCGCGCCGAAACACAGCGTGAGTTCGATCATTTCAGCCATCTGTGCCTTCGTGTACGTCTTGGTGCGCTCGCCGAACACAACGAAACCCTCGTCAATCCCTGGTGCTGCCCGCTGCTTGCGCAGGGATGACGTTAGCAAGTCCTTCCAGTCCATCGGTGAGTACTTGTGACCGTGCCACACCACTTGGTCGGCGATATCAGCCAGGAGCGCCCACATCTTCGCGTTCTGCATGAGGTTGCGGGTTGGCTCGCTAACCGTGACTGCATAGCCATCAGGGGCCGCTAAGACGCATTGCACGGCGTTCTTGCGGGCTGTCTCGTGAACGAGGCAGAAGATGCTCTTTGTCATTTGCCGCCCCAGGCTAAAGGCTTCAACGCTGCCCGCTGTACTGCAAGCGACTCAATCTGATTGACACACGCTTCAATCTGGTCAATGGTCGAACGGGCCAGTTTTAGCAGGTCATCCACGCTTGCAGGCACATCGTCATTATCTGGCTGCATCCTGCGCAATACTTGCGTGGCGCAGGTGGAAAGCTGACCGCACAACATTTGCAGCGACTTTTTGCTATCCTCGTGTGCCGCACGGACAGTGCTATACGCGCCCCTGTTTTCCAGGGTTGCAGCTGGGATGGTTGCAAGATCAATCATGTTCATCAGGCGGTGTTTAGCCGCCTCTCCAAATTAGAAGGGAATCGAATCGTCCATGTCGTCAGCTGGTTTTGCAGCCTGGCTAGATTCGCGCTTGCCACCTTGTAAGGCCACATCAGCTACGCGGATATCCACCGCCTTGACCTTGATGCCGTCCCGGTTGGTGTATTCGCGCTCTGTGATCTGGCCGCTTACGGTCACGCTTTGACCTTTGGTGAGATATTGGGCAAGGGAGTCGGCTCGCTTTCCGAACAGGGAGCAGTTCCACCAGATAGTCGGCTTGTCCCGTCCTTGGCTATCAGCCACGCTAAACGACGTGACGGCATCGCCATTTGGTAGAACGCGACTTTCGCAATCCTTGCCGAGTTGCCCTGCGATAGTGATGTTGTTCATGCTGTTGCTCCTTCAAGCAGTTTCGCCTTGAGGCGGTCATAGTGGGCTTTCACGGTCTTGTCCTGCTTACTCTCACGCCATGCGACAGCGAAAGTCTCTTGCAACTCCCCTACGCTCTCGGCGGCATCCATCGCAGACAGGAGCGCCATCACATCGACCTTGGCCGGCGCAGGCTCTGCCTTTGGCTTGGCAGCTTCGTTGCCATCGTCATCAGCCTGGTACAGCCCGGTAATGGCTGCGAGGGCGTAGCGGCGGGCGTAGGTAGCGGCAGAGCCGTAGCCCTGTGCATCGTTCTTTTGCAGCGGTACGGTCATTTCGTCCTCGATCCATTCGCCGGAGGTATGCAGAAGGCGAGTAGAGAGGGCCAGGAAGCCGGGAGCCGATGGGGAGAACGACTGCACAAAGGCGATGCTGTGCGTGTTCAGCGGCCCTTTGACGGCTTCTATGACCGATTCAAGATTGGCGTACGTAGACTTGAACGCGGGGTTCTTGCTGTCCTTGTGCGCAAAAGTGATTTCCTGCTGCGCTGCGAGCAATGCGCCCGCGATATGCTTGATGCTGTCTGAGGTTTTCATGTGCTTTGCCTAGAATGGTAAATTGTTGATCTTTATGTACTGCTCATGCTCTCGCTGCTGCTGCTCGGTGAAGGTTGGGCGCCATGTCTCGCCCATCGGATCGGCTGGCTTTGCCCGGTAGCCCTGCCTGTGGCGCTGCTGCCGCTCGTATGCCTCCAGGCTGTCGGCCGCTTGCTGCTCTAGTCGTGTGTTCATGGCGTGCTCCACGGGTAATTCGCTATCAGAACCAGCACGCCGACACCGGCCGGCAGGAGCCAGGGATTAGCCTCTAGCGCGTCAATCAGGGCGGTGACTGCGCGCTCGATGACGCTGCGATGCGTCTTAAATCGGGTCATGGCATCACCAGCCAGTCAACAAACGGTTCGGCGAGGCCGATTGCCAGCAGCAGGGCTAGGAGCTGCCACCAATGTTCGCGCTCGAACCATGCAGTTAATTTCCTCATTTCCTTCTTCCTGTTATCTTGTGCCGCACTAGGTGCGGGGGTGGGTGGTGCTTACTTCGGCGCGAAAGCCTTAGTCATCGTGTCGTGCCACTCAGCCACCCAATCGAGCGCGAGTTTGGAAAACTGACTGGTCTCTGGCGTATCGCCTTTGCTGATACCCAGAAAGAACCGTTCCGCAGGGCGCGAGCTATTCGGCTTAAGCGAGCCAAGCGAGTCCACTGATACGTTTCCGCGCGCCGTTGCAATCGTGCCAACCAGACACGAGCATTCGCCTGCGTAGGTCGAACCGTCCACACGACCAGCTTTCAGCGCGTCGATCAGCGCAGGCACTTCACGCGGGGCCGACGAGAGAACCGCCCAAATGTCATCACGAACTGGCAGCAGGTTGGCACCGCGCAGGTTGGCATCGCGCAGGTTGGCATCGCTCAGGTCGGCACCGCGCAGGTTGGCATCGCGCAGGTTGGCATCGCGCAGGTCGGCATCGCGCAGGTTGGCACCGCGCAGGTTGGCATCGCGCAGGTTGGCATCGCGCAGGTTGGCACCGCGCAGGTTGGCATCGCTCAGGTCGGCACCGCGCAGGTCGGCATCGCTGGCGCGTGCCGCCCGCACTGCATCAGCCATCGTGGCGCCCTCCACGTTGTGGGTGTAGATGACGTTGCCGGACCAGCGGTTGCGAATCTCGATCATGGGTATCTCTCCTAGTTATTGGTGGGGTGCTACTGAATTCAGAACCGGCTGGCAGCATTGCGATGACGACTCGCGCTGTCCCGCGTGCTTTCGTTCGTGTCATCCTTGAACGTCAGCCACAAGCCCATGTTGTCAAGCTGCTTGGCGCTAAAGAGTTCGGTCAGATCAACTGGCGAGCCGCACACGGTCACAGCCTCGACATACCAGCGGCCTTCGTCGGCATCGTGCTCACCGTAGAAGTCCAGGAACAGCGAATCGGTGTGCGCGTAGCCCGAGTGGATCAGGGCGCCGGATACTGCTGCGCTCTGCGGGAGAAAGTGGCGATTGGCGGCGATGGCGTTCATGGTCTGATCCTCATTTGTGGCGCGCTTTGTTCGTTCAGCGCATGAGTAATTATCGGGGTTCCAATATACTAAGTCAATAGGATTCCCAATTATTTTATAGGAATGCGACAAAATGTTTTGCACGCTTTCGATAGGCGTAAAAAAACCCGCACTCGGCGGGTTCGCTGGTGGAGTTACTTCGTCACACGCATTTGAACGTTATCTCTGTCTTAGGGAAATTTCCAAGGATGTACGGCGGCTGCGCGTCTTTCTCACTCAACAGCTGCACTGTTTTCCCTTTGGCGCTACAGAACTGCCCCGCCTCGCCTAGCGCTTCGGCTTTGAGTGTTCCCATACCGCCAAATCCGCTCGCTGCCTGGCGCGACACGAAGTAAGTATCCGCCCCCATCGTGACTACACCGGAATGAGCGGCGCAACCAGTAATGAGAAGCAAAGGTAAAAGTTTTTTCATATCGTTCCAATTCGGCATCCTGGCGTGCCGTTGCGCCTGTTACTGAAACTATTTTGTGCCAAAGCCTAAGCCTGTGATGTGCCCTATTTATAGCAAGGCAGCGTGAGAATCAGTGACTTTTTGACTAAGAAGTATGGCATGAAAGGCCCTCTATTCATTTTGTATAGGATTTTTCCTACATGCTATATTGTTAAAAAATGTTCAACCTGATAACAGATATGACGACAGACGAGATTCAACTTTTGACCGCGTTTCGAAAGAGTGACCGCAGGGGCCGGCGCTCTATCTTGACGTTTGCAAAGAACACCGAAGCGGAATATCCGATGCCGGTGCTATCCGTAGTTTCTGGCGTCATCACTAACCATGCCGCCCTCGGTCCTGGCAAGCATCAGGATGGCTTTGCGGCCACGCTCGTCCGAGCGTCGATACAGGTCTAGAAGTGTTTCCTCGTCGTCGTAGGCTAGAACCATTCGCGGCTCTCGATGGGCTACTGGTGGAGTGAGCGCTTCGCCCGCTTGAGGCGCAGTCAGCCCCTTGCCTGTTTCAAGCCAAAGCGCATTAACACCAAGCGCTGCAGCAAAGGACGCTATAAGCGTCGTCCCCTCAGACGCGCCGGTTTCCAATTCGGATAGTGCGCCCTGGCTCATTCCCACTTTGGCCGCAAGTTGACCTTGCGTCAGTTGCGCGCGCTTTCGAGACTCTCTGATTCTTGATCCAATAGACATGACGGTATTGTAAGTTCTAAGTTAATTGGTACGCCAATAGCGAAAGTGCTTGACCTATAAAATTGGAGTTCCTATAATTGGCTCCTATGGACATATCTTTCACTATCTCTGCCTTGCGCCAAATCGGTCTAACTCAGACCCAAATTGGTGATGCGATTGGCGTCTCTCAAACTTCCGTTAGTGACATGGAGGCAGGCAAATGCGGCATCACGCGCCCTACCTACAAAGTCATCAGCGGCCTGGAGCGATTGGCGAACACTCATAACGTTTCAACTGAGCCTGTGCGTAAGCCTGTCCGCCGCGCCAGTGCCAAAGTGACGCCGCCCTGACACCTCACTGATTTACCTCCGAAAGCCTGATTCACAACCTAGGAAAACCAAATGAACCCAAATGCCCGCCACATCGTAGTCAAGACGCTACTCAGTCCTGACGAGTACCTGGAACTGTCCCGCAAGTGCGCCGAAGCCGATCTGACGCATAGCAAAGCTCTCAGGGACTTGGTACGAAGTTGGACACCAAGACGCCATGTTATGCAAGACCGGCGTCCGGTGGAACGACCAGCTTCGGTACAGAACCGGGCCATGTTCCCGGCAAGGCGCGGCGGCGCAGTAACTCCGATGAGAGTTTGACGGCTTCAAGTTACGCAAAACCGACCAGTCATGCAGTCAACCGTAAGGACCGAAGATGGAACAACCGAACAAGCCTAGTAACGAAGAATGCGCGCTGACCGTTTTGACTCAGTGGCGCCGTGCTGATTGTGCGGCCCTGGCAGATCGTCAGAGCCGTGACGCGCAGCGCTTCGAGTACAAGATGCGCAACTGCCTGCGTGATGCTGCCGACAAGCTGAAAGGCGAGCCATGAGTATCTCGCTAACCACGCAAATCAAGTGGGTCGAGAACCAAATCGACCACATGGAAAAGACGTTTCCCGGTGCTATCGCAGAACACCGTATGTCGCTCAGTAAATGCACTGGCAAGATTGACGCTGCCCGCGCAACCCTCGTCACCTTGATGACTGTGCGCGATCTGCTGCGCTACGAGGTGCCAAAGTGAGCATCGTATCCCGCGACTCAATCCGCGCTAAAGCACGCTCTGCCTTCCTGGCTGGAAAATCCCGCGACGATCACGGCATGAATCCCGGTTCTGCTGCTCTGCATGACTGGCTGACTGAGTATGACCTTATGGCGCTCAACAAGTCGTCTAGGACGCGCTTAGACGCTCTCCCACTCAACCAGAATGCCCCATCAGTGCGCAACTGTGTTGAGCAAGAACAGGGGCATTGCTGATGGCCCGTATTCGCACAATCAAGCCCGAGTTCTTTACGTCCGAAGACATATTCGGCATGACGCCACTTGCACGCCTCTTTTACGTGTCGCTGTGGTGTGAAAGCGACCGCTTGGGCCGTCTTGAGTGGAAGCCAGGCACGTTCAAGGCCCGCTACCTACCCGCTGACAACTGCGATATCAACGAGCTTGGCGCCGAACTGGTAGAGCGCGGCCTGATTATTCTCTACACGGTCAACGGCAAGCAGTATGCAGAGATTCCGACCTTCACTGAGCATCAAGTAATCAACAATCGGGAGTCTCTAAGCACAATTCCGGCACGCGTGGTTGACGCGTCGTTCACGCGTGAAAGTGCCGTGAAAGCGGAAGGGAAGGAAGGAAGGGAAGGGAAAGGAAGGGAAGGAGTAACACCCTTGTCGGAGCCAAGCCCCGACGCGCAGGATTCCACCGACCGACGAGCTAAGCGCAGGCCAAGCCCTGACGACGAAGCTACTGCCCGCCGCCTTTTTGGTTTGATCCTCAGCGGGAATGCCGGGGCGAAGAAGCCAAACTTCGATCAGTGGGCCGATGAGGTCCGCTTGATGCGCGAGGTCGATAACCGATCCCATGCCGACATGCTCTCGCTGTTCACTTGGGTTCGTGCCGATTCGTTCTGGCGTCCTAACGTCCTCTCCCCGGCCAAGCTGCGCGACAAGTGGGACCAGCTCACCGAGAAGCGCAACCAGGGCTCAACTGCCCGCCAGCCGGCCATCAACGAGAAATACAACTTTGGGCACCTTGATCGCTCTGGCGACCAGCGCGCAATGGAGGAAAGCATGCGCCGCAACGGTGTCACCGTGCCAGAGGGCGACGAGGAAATCGAAATATGAATGACTCGACTATGGCGAGCGCTGGGAGTTTCGTTCAGTGCCTAGGTCTGCGCATGGAGCAACTTGATGGCGAGTGTGAGCAGCACGGCACTGCCCGCGTTCTGGTGCGTGCTGGTGCGGCCTGGCACTGCCCGCGCTGCCTTGAGGCACGGATGGCAGAGGAATCAAAGGAGGTGTGGCTTGCCGAGCGCAACGCATCGCTGATGGACAGCGCGACCATCCCTAAGAAGTACATCGGGCAGCGGTTCGTGGCCACTACGCCAGAGCATCGCATCGTACGTGAGAACGTCCGCACCTTCCGTGATTTCATCCTGCGGGAGCCAACTTGGGCGGCGCTCATCATGGTCGGCATCACTGGCACAGGCAAGACCCTGCTTGCTTGCGAGTTCGCCCAATCGCTCATCAAAAAGGCGTCCAAGTCTGTCCGGTACATCACGGCCAAGGGAATGATTGGCGAGATTCAGGCCAGCTACGGGCGCGAAGGTAAGAGCGAGGAAGGCGAAATTATGCGCTTTGCTCAGTATGACGTTCTGATTCTGGACGAGCTTGACGCACTCCCAGCCAAAGACAACGCCTCGCTGCTGCTGACCGAAATCATCAACCGTCGCTACAACGAGAACAAGCCGGTCATCTGCATCAGCAATCAGCCATTCGACAACCTGGCGAAATACGTTGGTGAGCGCGTGCATAGCCGACTGCATGAAAACGCCTTCTCCTGCGCGTTTGGCTGGGGTGACTTCCGACGAATCGGCAACCCATCAGGAGGCGAACCATGAGTGACGTAGAGATTGAGCGGGAGGCGCGAGCACGCTATCCCTATGGTCACGTAGACCACAAAGCATGGGCAAAACGCATCCTGTGGCGCGAGGAACAAGGCGACAAGTCGCTGCTCGCAATTCAGGTGAGATTCGCAAAGATGGCAATGGACATTAAAGACGAGGTGACGGCATGACAAAGGTAATCATTGGCGACGCCACGCTTTACCTGGGCGACTGCATGGACATTCTGCCGACTCTTGGCAAGGTTGATGCGGTGATTACAGACCCGCCTTATGGGATTAGCGCCAATAAGCAAACGCTTGGCAAAGGCAAGAAGGAATTTAGCCGTGGTGGCGACTGGGATGAATCCGTGCCGAGCCTTGATCTGTGCATTGCAGCAGCGCCGATCACCTGCTTTTGGGGAGGAAACTATTTTTCGGCACAGCTCCCCCCAACTAATGACTGGCTAATTTGGCACAAGTTGAATGACGGGCGCAGTTTCTCCGAGTGTGAAATGGCATGGACGAACTTTGGTAAGCAAACTCGCCATTTATCGCACCACTGGTCGGGGGAGGAAAAGGCGCACCCCACCCAAAAGCCCTTGAAAGTCATGCTTTGGTGTCTCGAGCAGGCCGGGAAAGTGCAAACCATCCTCGATCCTTTCATGGGCAGTGGGACAACCGGCGTTGCGGCGATTCAGCTTGGCCGCAAGTTCATTGGTATCGAGCGCGACCCCGCCTATTTTGAGATCGCCTGCAAGCGCATTGAACAAGCTGTAGCCCAAGGTCAGCTTTTCGCCCCAGAGCCAGCCAAGCAAGAGCAGGCATCTATTTTCGCGGAGCCAGCATGAACAACGCCGGCACCAGCATTAACCGCGACCACATGCGCGACCAGCCGGACCCGGTGACGAAGCGCCAGGCATGCACCAGCTGCCAGCGCCGATTCAGCATTGGTCAATTCCCGGTCAATTGCGGCATTTGCGTTACCTGCAAGCCGATGCCTGCTGGATGGCGTAGGGGTGGGATTGTATGACGCTCCAACGCACCGAGTTTAAGCGCGCCCTCCCCACCCGGGAGCGCAAAGCCCGCATCCGGCTTTGCAAGGTCAAATCATGCCGCAAGGAGTTCACCCCTTACCGCTCGATACAGCCTTGCTGCTCAATCGTCTGCGAGCATGACTGGATCATGTCCGAGCGTGCCAGGAAGGAGCGCAGCGAAAGACAAGAGGGATTGCGCGCACTCAAGCGCAAGGCTGACCACATCGCAGAGGCGCAAGTTGCCTTCAACGCGTTCATACGTCTGCGCGACCAATTGGCCAGCCATCCGTGCATTTCAAGCGGTAAGCCGTTGGACTGGTCCGGTAACAACGTCGATGCAGGCCATTACAGGAGCCGTGGCAGCGCTCCACACCTTCGCTTCAACGAGAACAACGTACACGCGCAGAGCAAGCAGGAGAACCGATATAAGGCTGGTAACGCGGTTGACTACCGGCTTGGCCTGATAGCTCGCATCGGATTGGCTGCTGTGGAAGCGCTGGAATGCGACCAAGAGCCGCGCCGCTGGACCATCGAAGAACTGCAAGAAATCAAAGCCCACTACCGCGCCAAAACTAAAACCCTGAAAGGACAGCAGCAATGAAGACCATTATTTCCCTGTGCCTCGTGCCGTTTATTGTAACTGGCTGGCTTGCGAGCCTGGCCTTCTTAGGCTTGGGTGCCGGGTGGCGCCTTGCCGAAGATGTAGTTGCCTCATGGGAGAAATAGCCATGATTGCATTTATCGCCGGTTTCATTGTAGGAGGCATCACCCTTGTTGCGCTGACCCTGTTCTATGTACTAGGCGAGGACATGGACGAATCGGACGAGGGGTATCTGTGATGGCCCGCTTGATGGCATGGTTTCGGCGTGGCGCTGACCGCGACATGGAGCGCATTAAGTTTCAACAGGCATACCTGTTTTGCCGCCTAGCAGAGCTTGAGGAGCGAGCCGCGACACCTAGCGCTTGCGCAGCAATGGCCCAAGTCCGTGAAGTGATAAGGATGGGCGATGCCTTCATTACAAAGTGGGACCGCAAATGAGCCGCCGTGACTTGGCATTTTGGGGCTTCGTGTTCCTCTGCATCTTCCTGTTCCAGGGCACGCCCGACATATGGGACAAGCTGCACGCGAAGGTGATGGCAGAACTTACCGTTAAGGGCCAGTGATGCAAACCGACCAATACGACCGTGTAAAGGTGCTCCTAGACCGCTGGGCAGAGTGGGCAGCTACCGGCGAGCCTATCGCAGACGGAGCGCCCCGCCAATGCCTAGGAGCGCCCGACGCTCGCATACACAGCTTCGAGGATATGGAGATAGAGGACAACAAGCGAGTCGTCCGAACCGTCAACGCGGCCGTATGGGATCTGCCCGTAGTCGAGCGCCAGGTAGTGATGATGCACTACGGGATAACGCGGAACGTATGGCGCGTGCAGTTCGATGTAGTGTTCGATCTGGCTATCGAAAGCCTGTACAACAGTCTGCGCGGCAAGATTTCATGCTAAACATATTGACAATTGGAATGATTTCTGTCAATCTACGCGCATCGGGCGTTCTGCGCCCAAAAATAAGCCAGCCTCCTAACGGATCGCTGGCTTTTTTGCATTCTCTGACACCTAACGGGGGTCCTATGGCGCATCGTAACGCTGAATTCCACCGGCGCAAAGAAGCAGAGCGGCGTGACAAGCCCGCAGCCGTAGCGGTCCCCGAAGAAAGCCAGCCTGAAACGGACGACGACATACTCCGCTCACTCGGCTGGTGGCTCCTGCCCCATAACGGGGATGGGCCGGGGGTGCCAGATTAAGCCAACTCTCCGAGGATTAGCAAATGACCGCATTAAACAGAGTGCGCGGCATCGGTACTCGCTATGACAATGATGGTGGTGGCAATCACATTGCACGGTTGCGCGATGCTCCAGTAAGTACGTTCACGTTCAGCAGTAGAAGCTTACGGTTCTGCGAGACGTGCAGCAAGGCAAAACCATGCGACCGAACACTAAAGGCTAGTAAAGGCTGGAAATGCCAAGAGTGCGCAGCGTAGCCGCCGACCAACACCAGTTCTCCCCCCTCTCTCGCTAACGCGATGGACTTCGCCCCGCCCCGAAAGGTCAGCGGGGCTTTTTTATTCTATAGGCCGAACAATCCGCAAGGAACTCGGAAACCAATATGAGCAACGAACTAAATATCCTACACGCGCACGAAGTAGCAATGGTTGCAGCGAAGCTAAGCAGCGACACGGCAGCAGGGATAGCAGCCGCGTACATAACGGCATTTAAGGCTGTGGTTGAGTCGCGTCAACCAACCCCCAAGCCGCCGACTCACTTCAACGCGTTCATGCAGGGCAAGATCATCGGTCCTGGCTCTTTGGCCGGAATGTACATCCATGCCGATGGGTCGGTGCGCCACTCGCCTGAGTTCACAAGCGGCGGCATTCAAAGCTGACGATGGAGCCGAAAAATACGGGCAAATTCGGCAAGGGGAACCCCGGTAAGCCGAAAGGTGCCACAAATAAGACGACGACTGCAGCCAAGGATGCCATCGCGCAGGCAGCGGAAGCGTTAGGTGGCGCCGCTCGCTTGGTCGAGTGGGCCAAGGAAGATCCTGCGAACGAGCGCGTATTTTGGGGAACGATCTACCCGAAGCTCTTGCCACTGCAATTGACAGGCGAAGGTGGCGGCGCGATCCAGACTGACAACACCATCACCATCAAGCTCATTGAGCCAAGTGGAAGCTAACTTCCCGGCCAAGCTGGGCTTTCTGTTCAAGCCTAAGCGTTACAAGATTGTCAGAGGTGGGCGAGGTTCGGCAAAGTCATGGGGCTTTGCCAGGGCGTTACTCATTCAAGGCAGGGCAAGCAAGCTTCGCATCCTCTGTACGCGTGAGGTGCAGAAGTCGATCAAGGATTCCGTTCACCGGTTGCTGGCTGATCAAATCGCCGCGCTTGGGCTGGAATCGTTCTACGAGATATTAGAAACTGAGATTCGCGGGGCTAACGGCACATCGTTTGTCTTTGCTGGCCTTGCAAGCCACACGATTGACACGATCAAGTCTTTCGAGGGCTGCGACCGGGTTTGGGTCGAAGAAGGCCACGCAGTCAAGAAACGCTCATGGGACGTACTGATACCGACGATCCGCAAGAACGGGTCAGAGATATGGGTAGCGTACAACCCCGAGCTAGAGACTGACGAGACCCATCAACGCTTTCTTGAGAGCGACGACGACACGACCGTAGTCGAAATGAACTACACGGACAATCCGTGGTTCCCCGAAGTGCTGGAAAAGGAGCGCATGCGCTGTCTGATCCGCACGCCGAAGGACTACGACAACATCTGGCTCGGCAAGTGCAAGCCTGCGGTGGCCGGCGCGATCTACTACGACGAAGTGGCCAAGTGCGAGGAAGACAAGCGCATTTGCAACGTGCCGTATGACCCGATGCTTAAGGTTCATGTGGTGTTCGACCTTGGCTGGAACGATGCGATGGCAATCAGCCTGGTGCAGCGCCAGTCGTCAGAGCTACGTGTGATCGAGTACATCGAGGACAGCCACAAGACGCTGGACCACTACTCGGCCATGTTGAAGGATAAGCGGCTCAACTGGGGCAAGGTGTGGCTTCCGCACGATGGCCGCAACAAGGATTTCAAGACCGGGCAGAGCGCAGAACAGATTATGACCGCACTCGGCTGGTCAGTAGGTATTACGCCGTCCATGAGCATCGAGGATGGCATCAGGACGGCCCGTATGACCTTCGGCCGCATCTATTTCGACAAGACCAAGACCGAACGCTTGATTCAGTGCTTAAAGCGCTACAGGCGTTCTATCAATCAGCAAACCAATGAGCCAGGCGCACCGCTGCATGACGAGTGGAGCCACGGCGCGGACGACTTCCGCTACCTCTGCATCAACGCGGAGCAGTTCGGAAATGAAGACTGGGGCGGGAGCCTCAACTACAAACCAATGGGAATCGTTTAATGGCGAAAATTAGCGACGACACTTTCGACGCGCTGCTAGATCACGAGATCGAGCAGGCGACGGCGTGGCAGCAGCATGCCATCAATCCCGACCGTGAGCGCAACTACGCCTATTATCTCGGCCTGCCCGATGGTAACGAGGTTGAGGGGCGCTCGCAGATTATCAGCTGGGACGTATTCGAGGTCATCGAATCAGCCCTGCCGCAGTTCCTCGATATCTTCCTGTCCGGTGACAACATCGGCGAGTTTGAGCCTACGGGCATGGAAGATGAACAGTTCGCGCAGCAGGCGACTGACTACATCAATCACATCATCAAGAAGCAGAATCCCGGCTTCCTGATCTTCAATACGTGGTTCAAGGATGCGCTGATTGCCAAGGTAGGCGTCGTGCGCGCGTTCTGGAATGACTCGGACAAGGTAACGCGCGAGGAATACACCGGCCTCAATGAAATGCAGCTGACGATGATGCTGCAACAGGAGGGTGTCGAGGTCATCGAGCAGGCATTCTATGTCGATCCAGAGGACACGGCTAAGCGTGAGCAGATGGCCGGTGCGATCAATGCCATGTCGCCCGAGCAGGCTATGCAAGTGCAGCAAATGCTTATGCAGCCCGAAGCCATGCTGTGCGATGTGACGGTCAAGGTAACGAAGAAGAAGGGGCAAGTCTCCATTCAGAACGTGCGCCCCGAGAGCTTCATTGTCTCGCGCCGTGCATGTTCGATCTACGAAGCCGCATTGGTGGGCGAGCACAAGTCGTTCCGTCGCTCCGATCTGGTCGAAATGGGCATCCCGAAGGCCAAGGCATACGCGGTGCAGAGCTACGAAGTTGCCTTGCTGCGCGACGACAACTCGCTTAAGGCATTGGCTGACGATAGCTCCGATGTGCTGGACGACGATAGCACGCTCGATAAGTCGATGGAGGAAGTGTGGCTGTTCGAGGGCTATATCCAGTGCGACCATGACGGCGATGGTATCGCTGAGTGGCGCTATGTCCTGCGCGGGAATATCACGCTCAAGAACGAGGAAGCCGACAATCACGATTACTGCCTGATTACGCCTATTCCTATCCCGCACCGGGTACACGGCTTCTCTTACGCTGACATTACCGCGCCGATCCAGTCGATGAACACGGCTTTGCAGCGCCAATACTTCGACTCGCTGTACCTGGCTAACAACCCGCGCTCGTACGCTGTCGAAGGCCAAGTCAATCTCGAAGACCTGCTGAACAACCGCATTGGTGGCGTGGTTCGCATGAAGCAGCCTGGCATGGCTGGCCCGCTGCAAACGAACATCGTGGCGTCTGAGGCGTTGGGCGGCATCGAGTTCATGGATACGCGCCGGGAAATCCGCACAGGTATCACGCGCTACGGTCAAGGCTTGGAAGCTGACACGCTGAACCAAACCGCTACTGGCATCAGCAAGATCATGGGCGCCGCACAGCAGCGCACGCAGATGACCGCTCGCATCTTCGGCGAAACCGGCGTCAAGGATCTGTTCAAGCTGATCCTGAAACTCGTCTGCAAGAACCAGGACAAGGCCGCAACGATCCGCTTGCGTAACGAGTGGGTCGAGTTCGATCCGCGCTCGTGGTCGCACGAGATGGACGCAAGTGTGAATGTGGGTCTCGGTACTGGCGACAAGTCAGAAACGATCATGAACCTGCAAATGGTCATCAACGAGCAGAAGCAACTGATGGCGACCGCCTCCCCGATGGCTGATGCGTCGAAGCTGTACAACGCTTACCGCAACTTGCTCAAGGCGATGGGCATCAAGGGTATCGACCTGTTCTTTAACGACCCGTCGAAGATTCCCCCTGCCCCCCCTGCTCCGCCTCAGATGCCGCCCGAGCAGATCATTGCCGAGGCGACGAAAGAGGTGGAGATGATCAAGCTCCAAGGCCAACGCGAGAAGATCGCGGCCGACAAGGAGATGAAGCAGCTTGACCTGCAAATCAAGGGTGTCGAGCTACAGATCAAACAGGGCGAACTGGCCTTGAAAGAGGCTATTGCCAACCGTGAGCAGCAGCGCAAGGACTATGAGGCGATGAATCGCCCTGCCCCACAA